AAGACACCTATGGCGACCCGCTCACAAATCATCAACGCATCGCAGACCTGTGGAGTGTTTATCTTGAAACTGAGATAACACCTTCACAGGTCGCTTTGTGTTTATGTCTGGTCAAAATTGCTCGCTTAATGCAGACACCTGACCACATAGACTCATTCATAGATTTAGCAGCGTATGGCGCCATTGGGGGCGAAATCAGTGCATCTGAACAATAATCTCATTCTTGTTCCTACTCGTGGCAGACCACACAACGCCATTGAAGTTCTCAAATGTCACAAAGAGTTTTCCTGTCGCTCTGACTTGCTCTTTATTGTGGACACCGATGATGAAGAACTCATCAATTATCGAAGCGCCGTTGGCATTGAAAACATTCTTGAAATTGAAAATAAAACTCGTGGTATGGCCTATCCGGTCAATGTCGCTGCCAAGAAATACGCCAACGAATATGAGTATTTCACTTTCATTGGCGATGACCACCGACTACGAACGCCCGATTGGGATATTGCCTTGATGCGTGCCATTGGCAACCGACCAGGGCTTTCCTACGGAAATGATTTGCTTCAGGCAGAAAACTTGCCGACGGCGGTGATGATGTCGGCGGCCATTGTCCGCGCCCTTGGCGGCATGGTGCCACCGAAGCTCAAACACCTTTACCTTGACAACTTTTGGAAAGCCTTAGGCAATGACTTAGGGCATCTGACCTATCTGCCGCAGGTCATCATTGAACATCTCCACCCTGTTGCAGGCAAAGCCGAATGGGATGAAGGCTATCGCGCTGTCAATGCCCGCGAAGTTTATTCTTTTGATGCTTTGATGTTTGATAACTATATGAAAAGTGAAGATTACCAAGTTCTCTTGAAGGCCTTGCGTCAATGAAGTGCATTTCATTCTCGCTCTACGGAAACGACTTGCGCTTCACCATCGGAGCCATTAAGAACGCCATTCTTGCCTCACGCTACTTTCCTTTTGATGATGGCTTTGTCACTCGCTTCTATGTAGGCAAGTCAGTTGATTCATCTATCACAACAACACTTGAGCGAATCAAAGGCGTGCAAATAGTCACAATGGATCAAGTGGAAAATCACACCGCAAAGTTGTGGCGCTATCTTGCTTTCTCTGACGAGCAGTTTGAAGCCGTCATCTGTCGTGATGTGGATGCCCGTCTTTCCTATCGTGACCGAATTGCCCACGAAGATTGGGTCAATTCCTGCCTTGATTATCACATCATCAAAGACCACCCAACAGGTCATAACTATCCGATTTCTGCCGGTATGTTTGCAGGCAAGACAAAGGATTTGCGCTTCTTAGCATCCACCATCAATAATCGTGAGCGAGGCGATTACTACACAGTTGACCAAGATTTCTTGGCAGAAGTGGTCTATCCCATCGTTGCAGGCGACGCACTCATTCACGATCCTTACTATCAGACACCTATCATTGGCAATTCGATTAGAACTACAATCCCCTTTGATGCGCCAACTCCCCTATCACATATCGGCGCAGCTCTGTTTTCCAACGATACTTTTGTCTTTGACATAGACCGCAAAGCGCAAATGGCTTATTGTGGCTCTGCAAAATATATCTACGAACACGACAGGTGGGGGAAATGAAGATACTCATTACAGGCGATGAAGGCTTTGTTGGAACAAATTTCAAGAAGCATTTAGATTCCAAGCGCAACTCCATCACCGGCATTGACATCAAAAGTGGCGTTGATGTCAGAGATTTCTTTGCCAAAGATGACACCAAGTTCGATGTCGTCATTCACCTAGCGGCTATCGTCGGTGGCAGAGCCACCATTGAAGGAAACCCTTTGGCAGTTGCCGCCGACCTTGCCATTGACGCCGACCTGTTCCAATGGGCGCTTCGCACTCGCCCGAATCACATTGTTTATTTCTCGTCATCTGCGGCCTATCCGATTTACTTGCAGCGAGCTGAATACAAGCAACGACTCAAAGAGTGGGATATAAACCTTGACCACATTCGCACTCCCGACTTCACCTATGGTTGGGCGAAGTTATCCGGTGAAATGCTGGCTTCTTATGCCAGAGCAGAAGGCTTGAAGGTCAGCGTTCTTAGGCCCTTTAGCGGATACGGAAGCGACCAAAGCCTTGACTATCCTTTTCCATCATTTATCAAGCGCGGCAAAGAGAAGTCTGATCCTTTTGATGTATGGGGCAGGGGAACGCAGGTGCGCGACTTCATTCACATCGAAGATGTTGTCAGGGCAACCTTTGAAGCCATCACCAACGATGTCACGGTTGCAAATCTCTGCACGGGAAGGGCGACTTCCTTCATCGAGTTGGCAGAACTTGTGATGATGCAGGCGGGATATTTAGCTCCAATACGCACCAACCCGAAGGCTCCTGTGGGAGTTGCCTATCGGGTCGGTGATCCAAACAAGATGCTTGGCTTCTATGAGCCACGAATCTCTTTGGAAGAAGGAATTGCTCGCGCCTTTGCAGGTGCCTAGAACTGCTCTTCCATTTTGTTGATTGTGCGGTTGATGTAGCGTGGGCCGACGAGTCTGACGAACCACTTGGGAAATGCAAAGGGCTTTGGCTCGTTCTTAGGCAATAGCAAAAGGATCAGAAGAATCCACCACGAATACCACACGCTCATCAAAGTCCAAAAGATAACGCTTCTGCCGACAGAGTAGGCGTAGAAGGCAGTGACAAAGACTGCAAGAAGTTGGAGTCCGTTCATTTAGCACCAACCCATCACAGGTGCAGGTTGAATATCCTTGACAACTTCATAGAACTTGCCGTTCTCGTGTTGTGAACCTGCGGTGACAACATATCCGTTGAACTTAATGTCCACTCCATCGCGCAGCTTTCCAGGATAAGACTCGGCAGTTGCCTGATAATAAAGATGCAGACCATCGCCGGTTTCTACTGTGAAAGTGTTGGTATCAAGACCATCGGTGCTTCCGCCGTTGCGATAGTCCACATCAAAGACAACAAGACCTGACGGCGCACAGGCGATTGCGATATTGAGCAAAGGTGACTTTGCAAACCATTCTGACACCTTGGCAGGATTATTGGATGCCGACTTGTAACCGCGTGTTGCGATAGGAAAGAACGGCGTCTTTTGTTGCGGATAACAAGGCATCACATACCAACCGCGCTCTGCAAAGGCGGTGGCAATGTCGGCAGTTGACATCTCCATTGTCTTCATTTGACGAACTCCTTTAAGAAGTCAACGATGACTTCGGAAACTGTCTTGCCTTCTGCCTTCGCCTTCGCCTGCGCCTTGCGCCATAGTTGTTCGCTCACACGAACGGATCGAATCTTCTTCATTATGACACCACCTTTTCAGGGTGAGAAGTCTTGATGTGATTCGTCAGAGTCTGATGCGCAAAGTTACTGCGCACTTCAATTTCTTTGCCACAGATAGGGCAAGCAACAATTCGGTTGGCGGACATTATGCGTTCGCCTTCTCTTGAGACTTGGAATACTTGGCAACAAGGGCCGCACGAAGTGGCTCTACTGCTGCGTCATCGCGCTGGAACAACTCGCGCACTTTCTCATCTACAACTTTGTATTCAGGTGAAGAATAAATTGCGCAACGAATCTTGAGAGTTTCTTCGTTTGCAGCTTCACGAATTGCGTCAATCTGCTTTTGTAGTTGAGCAATCTGCTCACGAATTGCATCCATCTCGTCGTTTGCTTTTGTCTGAATTGCAACAACTTCGTCACGCACTGCAACTTCGTGCGCTCTGACAAGAGAGTCTGCATATTGACGAGTTACCTTGAGTTCTTCGGAGAACTTGTTGTTCTCGATCTCGCGGAGTGAATTGTGGAAAGCACGAGCGCGTGGAGCGGAGAGATTCTCGGTTGCCCACTTGTAGAGATTGATTTCGTTTGTCATTATGCACCGACCTTTGCCATTTTGTCGTTGAACATTTGCTCAACGGTTTCTTCGCCACAAGATTCGCACCAAGCGAAGGATTCGTTGGCGTGAGTCCACAATCTTTTCTTGCAAGTATCTTGAATGAACTCTGAGTGCTTCTCGCACATAAGAACCCACTTGCCACCATCGGCTTCACTTAGACCGAAATAATCAACATCTGCAAGAGTGACAAGTCCTGCCTTTGTGTTTTTGTGCTTGATAAACATTTCCTGCTTCCGTTTCTTGGAGCTACTACCTTTCGCTCCAATAAGAGAACAGTAGCGTTTGTGCCTACGGGTGTCAATACACAGGCAACTAGACACCTTCGGCGTGTCGGACTTAAGATGTCAGACCTTCCCCTCATACTTATCCACAAGTTCAACGGAAGGGGATTTATGCAGTATCTGATATTCGGCGCCCTCGTGGGCGTTCTAGGGCTTCTATGGGCGATTCTAGCCCTACACGACGAC